TGGTGTAACAAACAGAGAGCATCTTGAAGAAGAACTTGGTGACTTGCTTTGTATGATTGAATTATTAATCGCAAGTGACATGGTGGATGAGATGACTGTCTATCGTGCAAAGAATGCCAAAATGGCTAAACTTGCAAAATGGTCTAACATTAAGGAAGTCGCATGATTCAGATTAATAATCTATCACCTTATGAAGTAGAAATGCTTGACCATATGTGGACTCTTGAAACAGAAGAAGAGTTTTTTGAGTGGTACAATTTATTGGATGAGGAAGACCAGAAACTTGCAGATTATTTGCAAGAAATGATTATCCTTGCTCATGCAGAAGAAGCAATAGAACAAACAGAATATAAAGAAGCAAAAGAATACCTAAAGAAATTTGCCTTGCAAAGAAATTAAATGTATAATAGAACCTTGAAACCTAGAAATCCTATTGCAAAGGATCTCCGCACTCCAAAGTATCGCATGCGAAAGGTGGAGAGCAAGGTTCAGTACATTCGTAAACCTAAGCACAAAAAGGACACATATGAGTCTTAATTATGAGGCAGAGTTCTATCGCAATGGTCTGTTAAAGACTGTTAAGATTAAAGAACATAACATGGGCACATCTTATGAAATGATTGAATTTACAATCAAGAATAAGTTGACTGATGATAACGGTAAAGTTATAATCGACGCTGGGCACACTTCTTTCTTTTCTCCAAAAGAGTTTAAAGAATTTTTTGGTCCAATTTTTAATGATATGAAAGAGAGAATTGATAATGACATTTCAGACAGTGTTCAAAACGGATAAAGAATTCGAGGAATTTAAAACATGGACTCTAGGAATACTTCACGATGAAAATGCCAAAGATTTGTGCATTACTTTCACCAAAAAAGATGGTACAGTTAGAGATATGCGATGCACTCTCAGTGCAGGACGAATTCCATCAGACAAAACACCAACCAACGAAGGAAAGAGTAGCCAAACTTCTGGATCCGCAGTTCGTGTCTTCGATACAGAAAAACAAGAATGGAGATCCTTCCGCTGGGATTCCGTAACGAAAGTGAGTTTTAATCTATGAATAAGATCTTAGGTACATTTGGAGTGATTGTAGGCATTGCCATTATTATTGGTATTGCCGTTGTATTTCCACTCTTAACTATTTGGGCATTGAACACTCTGTTCTTGTTGACTATCCCTTATACATTGGAGACTTGGTCAGCAGTTGTTCTGCTACAGATTTTCTTTAAAACATCTATTAGTTACAAAAAGGATAAATGATGAATTATGCTTTAACACCAGAGCAAAAGAATGACTTGCAAAAAGCCATTCGTGAGATTAGTGATTCAATGACACGAACTGAAGCAGAACGAGATCTAATTAAAGAGATCGTTAAAGATCAGTCTGACACTTTGCAAATTCCAAAGAAAGTTATTTCCAAGATTGCAAAAACATATCACAAGCAGAATCTACATCAAGAAGTTGCAGACCACGAGGACTTCGTGGCTCTATACGAGAAAATTACTGCAAAATAGTGCTTGTCTTTAATTGCGACTTGCGGTATAATAGATATTATATTATGGAGGTTACAAACCTATGGCTGTGAATACTGCAAAGCGTCGTGCAAAGAACCAAGCAATTCTTGCATCACAAAAGAAATACGAACCAACAATCGACCAGCTGGACTATACAACCAGCCTAAGTCGTGCGTTGGGTTATTACTCTACACACACTGGTGCGAAAGAGCAGAAGTTATTTGCGATTGAGTTCTTCTCAAAGAAAGAACCCAAGATTGCCAAACAACTTAAGAAACTTCCCGACTATAAATTTCAGACATTTGGTTCACTATGTCGTATCATGTCCAATGATCAGACAGACTTGAAACAATTGTCCAATGTTAGTCCATTCTTTACCAATAAACTAAAAGAGTTATTGGATGATGCTAAGAAATACATCGAAGAAGTTGAGATTGTGAAAGCACCGACCAATGTCATTAGCATACAAGATCGTATGGAAGAAAAAGCCAGAGAACATGCTGGTGAATTCGAGGGTGCTATTGACGAGTGGGTTATTACTAAAGGCAAGAGCACATTCTCTGCCAAGAATTATCTTATGTCAAATGAGGTGAGTGCACCCATCGCTAAGCGAATTGGTGAATTGTTTGTTGGAACTGCACAAGAGATTCGTGAAGCCATTGATGGTGAAGACGAGCAATTAACTGAGGGATACTCACACTTTACGAAGAGAGACCTTAAGAAGTTTGCAGAGTTTATTGAGACTATGATTGCTGATTGTCAGCAACAAGTACAAACTGCAAAAGCAACTCGTGCACCACGCAAACGTAAGGCACAACCACCAAGCAAGATTGTTTCTAAAATGAAGTACATGAAAGAATTTGCTGAGTTTAATCTCAAGTCTATCAAGCCAGAGACTATCGTTGGATCTTCTGAGGTGTGGGTATACAATACGAAGTATCGTAAGGTGACTGTGTATAAAGCCATCAATGATGTGCTGACAGTTAAGGGTACGACTCTGATTGGCTTTGATGTGAAAGAATCTAAGACACTGATGTTGCGTAAGCCAGATGTATTCTTTAAGGGATTAACATTGGGTAAGCGACCACTGAATAGTGCGATGAAGACATTGACCACGAAGCCAACTGTGCCGAATGGTCGTATTAATGAAGAATGTATTTTGCTGGGAGCATTTTGATGATATTAGTTGATTATAGTCAGGTGGCACTTGCAGCCATCCTTACCTTCCAGCGTGAGTTGAAAGGGACAGAGTCAGAAGTGAAAAATCTTATTCGTCATGTGACTTTGTCCACCCTTAAATCGTACAAGAAGAAGTATGGTAAAGAGTATGGCGAGTTAGTCATTTGTTGCGATGGTCGTAAGTATTGGCGTAAGGAATACTTTGAGTTCTATAAGGGTATGCGTAAGAGCAATCGTGATAAATCAGATCTCGATTGGAAGTTGATCTTTGATACGCTATCAGAAATGCGTGAAGACATTGCACAACACTTTCCATATCGTGTTATGCATATTGATCGTGCAGAAGCAGATGATATTATTGCTGTCATGACAAAATATCTTCAACAGAATCTCTTAATTCAAGAGGGGTTGGTTGAAGAACCACAGAAGATTTTAATTCTGTCATCTGATAAAGACTTCAAGCAACTGCAGTTGTATCCTACTGTTAAGCAGTGGTCTCCAATGCAGAAGAAATATATCACTGCAACGAGGAAAGAAATTGTAGAACATAAGATTGAGCATATCGTCAAGGGTGATACAGGTGATGGAGTACCAAACATTCTAAGCAAAGACGATGTATTCATGAAGGGTGAACGACAAAAGCCAATGAGTGCTAAACGATTACAAGAATTCTTTGATAATGGTTTTACTGCTTGTAGGAATGATGAAGAAAGACGCAATTGGCAACGCAATTCGACTCTTGTTGACTTTGATCATATTCCGCCTGATGTTGAAGAATCAATTATTGTATCATACATAAGTAGTAAACCAAAGGGCGATAAGATGTCTATTATGAATTATCTTATGGAACATCGTTGCCGATTACTATTAGACGAAATCGAGGACTTTTAATGAAAAAATATCTTACAGAAATGCTGAAGGAAATTAACGACAATCCAAAGGCAATTGATAACTATAAGAGTGAATTCTTACTCAAGGTAATTTTTGCTCATGCATTTTTACCTACACATAAGTTTATTCTACCAGAGGGTGAGCCACCATTTAAACCTGCTGATCAACCAATGGGTATGACTGATACAAATCTGTTTGTTGAAGCAAAGAAAATGTATGTGTTCATGCGTGAGGATCTTAAACCTATCAAACGAGAGTCTTTGTTTGTAGGATTGCTAGAGGGTATTCATCCTGAAGAAGCAAAGATTTTAATCGCAGTTAAGGATCAGAAGTTGCAAAAACTCTATCCTAAGATTACATGGAAACTTGTTTCTGATGCTGGTATCATTCCAGCACCTGCAAAGAAAGAAAAAGTTGCTGTGCAAGAAGTAGAGTAGTATAATTAACCTTATTATGAATGGAGTGAACTATGCCAAATTGGTGTTACAATACAGCTACGCTAACTGCTAGCAAAGAACAGATTGATGCTCTTGAGCAAGAGTTGCAAAAAGAAGAGAGCAATCCATTTCAACATTTACGTCCTCGTCCAGCAGACCAAGAAGAGAATTGGTATGATTGGAACATTAACAACTGGGGCTGTAAGTGGGATATAACTCCGCATGATTGGCAACGAGAAGACGACACCACAATTGTGATGCACTTTGACTCTCCGTGGTCTCCACCAATCACTTTGTATGAATTTATGCAAGATAATGGTTGGACTGTAAATGCATTATATCACGAGGGTGGTATGGGATATATTGGTTCATATGTAGATGGATATGACGATTATCATGATTATGATATGACAGATCGTGATTCAATTGAAGATCTCCCAGAAGAGTTGATTGACTTTGGTGGTCTAATGGAAGAGCATGATCGTTGGGTAGAAGATGCTGAGATGGAAGCAGAAGCAGAAGCATATGAAGCAACAGTAACCGACTGGAATTCTGTAGATGTTAATCCAGAGCATATTGGATTTTATGAAACCAAACTAGAAAACAATTGGCCATTTTATAAATTTGCAAAATGGGATGGAAAGAAATGGACAATCGATGGTAAGAAACCAAAAGAACCATTTGCATTCTGGAGAGGTCTAAAAGAACCATGGGATCCTACTACAGAATGAGATTTCTTATTGCACTGCTGCTGATTTCTGGCAGTGCATTTGCTTCAGATGTAGAATTTGGTACAGGCGAACATAACGACTGTAACATAGCCAAAGCATATGCAGTTAATAATGCATTGGAACGATATGCAGGAAAAGAATTTGAGGTAATCAAGAGACATACATGTAGAGAAACTAACTCGACTGGTGTTTCTTGTGATTTTATAAAAAGAACAGAGATAGAAACTGCTGGTGTTCTTAAGAAAGTTGTAAGTCAGAAAGTAAAGAACACTCGTCATACATGTGTTGTTGAAGTAAAGATTGAAGTTGAGAAAGCAAGACCACTTGCTGGTGATATTGTAAACGCAAAAGAAATTGCTGTAGATGGTACTCGTTACAACTTTGACATCGTTACAAAAGAACCATTGTATGTTTATCTTTTCAATGCATACGATAATAAAATTAAGTTAATGTATCCCTATGAAAACAGATCCAATCTATTGCATGGGAAACTAGCATTACCAGATGGAATATGGTGGCAAGCAGATTTACCAAAGGGTATTAATGAGAGCAATGAAACACTCATGGCTGTCTTCTCAAAAGAGAAAATATCTTTCGGTAATAATATGGACAAAGACGAGATCTATAGACAGATAGCATCAATGCCCATGTATTCAAGAAGAGTAGTGTATCAAAATTTTGTTATTAAACGGAGAAAGTGAAATGAGAGTTAAAATGATTATGACCTATATCCTTGCATGTAGTTTAGGATTGATAACTTTAGGATGTTCAACATTTAGTAAAGATCCTAATAAAACTGTTGAGATTCCAGCAAACAAATTGGATAATATCCCACAGTGGTATCTTGTAAAAGATCCAGACGACACTAAGTTTATTGTAGTCACTGCAACAGACATATCAAAAGATATGCAATTTGCTATTGATAAAGCAACACTAAACGCTAAGATTCAACTTGCAGCAAGATTAAAATCAGATATTGATTCTGTTACTCGTGAAACAACCACTGAGAATGGTAGTGGTGGAGCATCAGTTGAACGAGAAATTGATCGTGTGTCAAAGGTTCGTGTCAAACAAGCATTGGGTTTCTTTAAACGAGAAAACATTGCAGTGTTTAAAGAGGGTGACTCATATCGTGCCTATGTGCAATTTAAGATTTCTACAGAGGATGCTCGTCGTATGACTCAACCAGTGGGTAATGCTAAAAGCAGAGAAGATAAGTTCAAAGAGTTGGAAGATGAACAACCAGCTGCACGATCAATTTCAGTAGCACCACTTGATGTTGATAATGAAGAATACAAACAACGAAGAGAAGCTGCATTAAAGAAACCTGGAGCAGTCATTAATCAATATACATTGCGATGAAACAAAAATGGATTGATGCATTCATGGACACTGCGGAGAGATTCGCCCAGTTGTCCAGTGCAAAACGATTGCATGTTGGTGCGGTTGTCGTTAAAGACAATCGTATCATCTCAATTGGATATAATGGTATGCCATCTGGATGGACAAACGAATGCGAAAATGTAGTTCAACATTCAGATGACACTGTGAGTTTAGTAACGAAAGACGAGGTTATACATGCTGAAGCAAATGCAATTATCAAACTGGCACGTGATGGTGAATCAGGCAATGGCTCCAGTTTATTCTGCACTCATGCTCCTTGCATTCATTGTGCTAAGTTGATTCACGGAGCAGGAATAGATAAAGTTTACTATCGCCACTCTTACAGAGACGAGGATGGTTTATCTTTTTTGCAAAAATGTAAAATAAATGTTGAAAAAGTTGACTTAAATTCAATTATTAGGTAAGATTCGTTATAAATAGATTACTGTCTGAAACAAAACCCTACAAGATGTAAGGTTATTCCAGATAGTGCTTGACAAATAATCAAAGGTGTAGTATAATTCAATCATGAAATCGAAAATGATATCCAAACAAATGCAAAGACATCTTCCGCTATTAAGTGGCTGGACATGCTCACGCACATCATTTGGATATAATGCGATTGAGGATGCCGAGGGTTTGGATAAGAAGTAACTGACACCAGTCTACTTACCCAAACCCTCTGAGATGAAAGTCCAGAGGGTTTTTTGTTTTATAGCCATCGTGCTTTAAACATTGTTCTTTTACAATTCAGGATTCTGTTGGGGATTTGTGTAGTGGTAGCACAGCAGACTTTGACTCTGCTAGTACAAGTTCGATTCTTGTATCCCCTGCCAAACAGAAACATTCTCTGTGATGTGTGTCTTGCTAGGAAACATAGGTACTTTCCCTATGTGATAGAATTAGCATTAAGGAGTCACGAAAACTGAGATAGCGTGAGGGAGACTCAGTATGTTTCTGTTTGGTAAATTTTGGGGGTGAAACTTTAAGGTGAAGTAACTGGCTTTTAACCAGTAAAATTCGGATCGTTCCCGAACACCCCTACCAGTGTTCTTTGGTGTGACTATAACTTAATGGTAAAGTCGTGGATTGTGATTCCGCTTATCTGGGTTCAATTCCCAGTAGTCACCCCAAAGAATACTTGCTGCTTTAGCTGATGTGGTCATAGCGGTGGTTTGAAGAACCATTGAAGTAGGTTCGATTCCTACAGGCAGCACCAAGAATATTCCCGATTAGCTCAGCGGTAGAGCACTCGCTTGATAAGCGATAGGTCAGTGATTCGAATTCACTATTGGGAACCAAAGTTACGGAAGATAATGCAGCGGGGTTGGTCCTGCGACCAGCCTTGAAAACTGGGTTCTGAGAAATCGGATGGGGTTCGACTCCTCTGTCTTCCGCCATATTATGTGCCTCGTTATTTCAGTGGTAGAATGTCTCTTTTACACGGAGAAGGTCGGCAGTTCGAATCTGTCACGAGGTACCATGCGTCTTTAGTAAAATGGATATTACAGTAGGCTACGAACCTACGAGTGGGAGTTCGATTCTCTCAGGACGCACCAAGATTAGGAAGATGGGCAGGACGGTAATGCAGCAGTTTGCTAAACTGTAGATTCACGGAAGTGGGTCATAGGGTTCGATTCCCTAATCTTCCACCAGTGTTGGGCTGATAGCTTAATGGTAAAGCAGTCGACTCATAATCGATCGAGTAAGAGTTCAATTCTCTTTCAGCCCACCATGCCCCTGTGGACAAATTGGGAAAGTCGTCTCTCTCAAAAGGAGAAATTGTTCTGAGTTCGAATCTCAGCAGGGGTACCAGAGTTTTGCGGATATGATGGAATTGGTATACATATCAGACTTAAAATCTGAGTTCTCCGAGTTCGAGTCTCGGTATCCGCACCATACGGCATTCGTTCAACGGATAGGACAGCACTCTTCTAAAGTGCGAATGTGGGTTCGATTCCTGCATGCCGTGCCAGAATTATGTGGGTGTGCTGCTGAATGGTTAGGCGACGGATTGCAAATCCGTTTTATGCAGGTTCAAGTCCTGTCACCCACTCCAAGTTGCAAAATACTTGTTGTCTTGCAAGATTAGTTGTAGTATAATAGTTTATTCAAAAGTCCTTTCTAAGTCGTGTGTCAATTCATACGCATAAGGCAGAGCATGGCACTGGATGTTGCAAATCGCCTACACACCTCCCATGCAAGCAAGTTTGGTGGTTCTTGTCAAAAACTACCACCATACTCGATTCGTCTATCGGTTAGGACAGTGGGTTTTCAGTCCATTAAGAGGAGTTCGACTCTCCTATCGAGTACCAGATTTAATTACATTGGTTACCAAGCCAGTAGGTAATTCAGATAGTGAGTAACCAGTTGACGGACTGGCACTTCTGAGTTACACGAAAGATGGAAATCAGCATAGGCT